TCGGTAGCATATTTTCAAAGAAATGAAACGCCATTAATTGCAAAGATTGAATCCAAGATTGCATATTTATCTGGATCATCAATAGAGCAAGGGGAGGGAATACAAGTTTTGAAGTATGAAGTTGGTCAAGAATTTAAACCACACCATGATTATTTCCCAGATTTAGGTATGCCTTATGAGCAGAAAGACAAAGGCGGCGATAGGATTGTTACTGCTTTAATTTATTTAAGTGAGCCGACATCGGGAGGAGAGACTTATTTCCCAGATGCTGGTGTAGAAATTAAATGCGTACAAGGAAATATGTTGATGTTTAGATACGATGATTTAAGCAAAGACACCAAAACATTGCATTGTGGCAAGCCTGTATTGAGTGGTGAAAAGTGGGTAGCAACAAAGTGGGTTAGAAGAAATGCATACAACTAGGAGAAAAAATTGACCAAAAAAGTATTGTTTGTTACGGCCATGAGATTTGGCGATACGCTTCATGTATTGCCTATTGCTTCTTGGTTATCTAAGAATCAAGACGTTAAGATTGATTGGGCATACCATGAAGAGATGTGTGGATTCACTCAGCCACTATTAGATATATTTGATGTTTCACCTTTTATCAATGCTCACGTTCCATTCAATTATGAAAAGTTGACTCGGTGGAAAGGTCGTGGAGTGATGGGGTGTTGGCGGCCTTATCACTTGATAGGGGAAGAAATAAATGCCAAGTTTAATAATTACTACGATGAAGTTTATTGTTTTGGATATAGCAAAGAGGCTTATGAGACGAGGAGCATGGGGTTCTTTACAGATCATTTTGCTGAAGAGCAAAAGCTAGGTGTTGATTATTCTTATAAGTTGGATTATGGCCAGCCCGATAAAAAGTTTGAACTGTTTCCAGTAAAGATAGACAAGATGTATGCGCCAGTATTGAAGGAAGTATCGGGTGCTGAGTTGGGTGGAGATGTCAGTATTATCAAGAATCTCCAATTAGCGGCAGGAGCTAAAGAAGTTATTACAACAAGAACAGGCGCAGCTATAGCGTTGAGTTTAGCGAGGATACCTTTCAAGATAAGATTTTTGGATAGTGATTACGACTGGTACTTAAAAATTTGTCATCAAATAACTGGTGGCGTACAGAGGATTTAACATGGACGAAAGAATTTTTGACTATATAAACGACAAGATCAACGATCAGGTTGAGCTTACATCGAATTCTCTATGCGATGGCGCAGCTAAAGACTACGCTGAATATAGAGCATTGTGCGGAGTTATTCAGGGTCTACGATCCGCACAGTTAGAAATCAAAGACCTTGCACGCAAAATGAAAGTGGATGAAGACGATGAGTGAACTTTTAATCAGTCAAGATGGCGAAAATACAACAGTCTTACCAGAGACTGCGGAGGATAAGGCTAAGCAAATGCCAGATCCCCAAACCTTTCATCTTTTAACTGTCTTACCAGAGATAGATGAAGAGTATGAAAGTGGGTTAGTAAAGGCTGGAACAACGATGCACTATGAAGAAGTGCTGACGCCAGTTTTGTTTGTTATCAAATTGGGGCCAGATGCATATAAAGATGCAAATAGGTTTCCAAGCGGCCCTAGCTGTAAGGTTGGGGATTTTGTAATTGTTCGCCCAAACTCGGGTACTCGGATCAAGATTCACGGCAAAGAATTCAGAATCATCAAGGATGATATGGTCGAAGCAGTGGTTCAAGATCCTCGTGGCATTACTCGTGCTGCATAAGGAGATATCATGGCAGAAATCAAAGACGAATTTAAGTTTCCTGATGAGACTGAGAATGAGAATATTGAGGTTGAGGTGGAAGCCGAACCCGAGATAGAAATCGTTGAAGATCGCACCAAGGAAGAAAAGAAAGTCGAAAAGTTTGTTTTCAAACCTAAAGAGGTTACAGAAGATGAGCTGAGCGAATACAGTGACAAGGTTAAGAAGCGCATGGGTGAACTCCAAAAGGGGTATCACGATGAGCGCAGAAGAGCTGAGTCTGCATTGAAAGATAAAGAAGAGGCGTTAGCCTTGGCCAGAGCTATTGTTGAAGAAAACAAAAAGCTTAAAGGATCTTTAAGTACAGGCCAACAAGCTTTATTGGAACAGGCCAAAAGGGTGGTTGCAAGTGAGGTTGAAGACGCCAAACGCAAGTATAAAGAGGCCTACGATGCAGGCAATTCTGATGCTGTTGTTGAAGCTCAAGACGCCTTAACTACGGCCAAAATAAAGCTTGACAAGGTAAATAACTTCAGACCCCCTGTACAAGAGGATCAAAATGAGGTACAAATACAACCACAAACTGTGGTCGATCCAAAGGCCGCTGCTTGGAAACAGGAGAATCCTTGGTTTGGAGATGATGATGAGATGACCAGTTTTGCGCTGGGCTATCATTCAAAGTTGATAAAGCAGGGTATAGATCCTAGATCCGATGAATACTACGAGAAGTTAAACTCTCGCTTACGCAACGTCTTCCCTGAGTCATTCGAGCAGGAAGATCCTGAACCCAAACGGGAACAGCGTACAACAAAGACGAATGTGGTAGCACCTGCTACAAGAAGCACATCTCCAAAAAAGATTACGCTTACACAAAGACAGGTAGACATAGCCAAAAGGCTAGGCGTTCCGTTGGAATTATATGCACGCCAAGTGGCGTCCGAACAAAGAAGGGGTGGATAATCATGAGTGACAATCGTAAACCAAGAGAAGCGGAATCAAGAGAACTAGCGCAGCGTCCAGAAGCATGGAAGCCGCCAGAGGTTTTACCTGAACCGAATCCACGGCCTGGTTGGACTCATCGATGGGTTCGTATTAGTATGCAGGGAAATTCAGATCCAGGCAATATTGCTTCAAAGCTAAGAGAGGGTTATGAGCCCGTCAGAGCAGAGGAGTACCCCGAAATGATGATGCACGCTACCGAAGAGGGCCGCTTTAAAGGTGGCATCGAAGTTGGCGGTTTGTTGTTATGTCGTATTCCAGAAGAGTTTATTGGTCAACGTAATGCATATTACGACAAACAGGCTAGAGCGCAGATGGAATCGGTTGACAATACGTTCATGCGAAACAATGATCCTCGTATGCCTCTGTTTAAAGACAGACGTAGCGAGGTAACAATCGGTCGTAATTAATCAAGGAGTCCATAAATGGCTTATCCAATCATTCCCGCAGCATACGGGTTTAAGCCAGTCAGTGAGTTCGGCGGTTTGGCCTACGCAGGTTCAACCCGTATGTATCCCATTGCTACTGGTTATAGCACTAATTTGTTCAATGGTGACATTGTTCAACTATCTGGCGGTACAGTTGTAACAACAACTATGTCCGCAGCCTCATCTCCTGCTACTCCCGTAGCCGGTACATTGGGCATTTTCTTGGGCGCTGAGTACGTTAACTCATCTAAACAAACTGTTCGTGGTCAATACTGGCCTGCAAGTACAGTTTCCGACTATGCAGTAGCATATGTTGTGGATGATCCTCGTACTGTGTTCAAAGCAGTGATGGTTGCTCAAGGTACTTCCTTGTCCAACACAGCATCAACAGTTGGCTATGCTAACGCTACTTTTATTGGTACTAATGTGTATGCCGTAACAGGTACTGCAGGTAACACCAATACAGGTGACTCAGCAATGGCCGTTTCTGGTGGTGTTGTCAGCTCTGGTACATCTGGTAACACTCGTGTTGCTACATTGCTACCTTTCCGTGTTGTTAGCTTGGTGCAAGACACAGCCGTTGTGGTAACTGCTACTGGAGGTAATGCAAACACCTCTGGATCTACTATCACTTTGACTGCATCTAATTCAGCTATTCAGCCTGGAATGCAATTGATTGCCCAAGGCGTAAGTGGTGTTGCTCAAGGTAACTACATTTCTGTAACCAATGTAAACGGTACAACCGTGACTCTAGGTTCCAGCATTGCAGTGCCAACAGGTACACAACTTTCTTTTGTCGGTTTCCCTGAAGTTTTGGTTACATGGAATGCAACATTCCAAGGTATGACCAATACTGCTGGCGTTTAATTAAGGAGCTAACAAATGGCTATTTCACGCGCACAACTATTGAAAGAGTTGCTCCCAGGTTTGAACGCTTTGTTCGGTCTAGAGTACGCTCGCTACGGCGAAGAACACAAAGAAATCTATGAGACAGAGACTTCTGAGCGTTCTTTTGAAGAAGAGACAAAATTGTCTGGCTTCTCTGCTGCACCAGTCAAATCTGAGGGTACTGCTCTTAGTTATGACAATGCACAAGAGGCATGGACAACTCGCTATAACCACGAAACCATTGCTTTGGGTTTCTCAATCACTGAAGAAGCGATTGAAGATAACTTGTATGACTCTTTGTCTGCACGTTATACCAAAGGCTTGGCTCGTGCTATGGCTTACACCAAGCAAGTTAAAGCTGCGGCTGTTTTGAACAACGCATATAACAATGCTTATGTAGGCGGTGATGGCGTGTCTTTGTTGAATACTGCTCACCCATTGGTGAATGGTGGCACAAATGCTAACACTCCTTCCACGGCTGCTGACTTGAATGAGACTTCTCTTGAGAATGCCGTCATTCAGATCGCCGCTTGGACAGACGAGCGTGGTCTTTTGATCGCCGCCAAGCCCAAGAAGTTGATTGTTCCTCCAGCACTACAGTTCGTTGCAACCCGTTTGCTCGACACTAAATTGCGTGTGGGTACAAACAACAATGACATTAATGCTATTGAGAACAATGGTTCAATCCCCGAGGGTTACACCATTAATCACTTCTTG